TCAGCCCGTGATAATCAGCTCGCGGACAGTCTTGGCCTTGGCCTGGCCGCCGACCGTGTAACTGGTTTCGGCTTCCTCGATCGAGAATCGCGCGAACAGCTCGCGGATCTCGGGATGGTCGTTGATGCTCATGATGAAGCGGCCACGGATGCTGGCGAGTTGAGCCGCCATCTCCGCGAACTGGTCGCGGCCGAACATGTCCGCGCCATAATCTCGCTCGGAGCCATGATAGGGTGGATCGAGATAGAAAAGTGTGCCGGGCCGATCCCATCGCGCAATGAGTGACTGCCATGGCAGCCGCTCAATAGTGACGCCGGCCAGGCGCTCATGAAGCGCTTCGATCATCGGAGCGACCTTGGTCACATCAAAGCGCGCCCCCACCCCCGGCGATGTTCCGAACCGCCTTACCGAGACCATCCCGCCGAAGGCGAGGCGCTGCAGGTAGAGGAAGCGCGCCGAGCGTTCCAGATCGGTCAGGGTGCGCGGATCCGTCGCCACCAGCTTCTCGAAATTCGCGCGTGAACTGATCTGGAAGCGGACCATTTCGGTGAAGGCAACGAAATGGCGCTGGATCACGCGAAAGAGCGTCGACACATCCTCGCTCCAGTCGTTGATGACCTCGCAGGGCGGGCGATGATCGCGGCGCAGGAAGACGCCGCCCATGCCCACAAACGGCTCGACATAGCTGTCATGCTCGATCGCGTTGATGCGCGCGACCAGGCGCTTGGCCAGCTTGCGCTTACCGCCGATCCATGCGGCGATAGGGCGAACGGGTGCCACGGGTTCCAATAACACAGACTCGACTCCTTGCTTTCGTTCACTAGACGTTCTCGCCGCCCTGCAGGGTGAGCGGGCGAGTCGAGGGCGCATGCACCCTCATGGCTTGAGACAAGGAGATGTTGCCTGGGGCGGGCGTTGCAGCGCCCGCTCCCCCGCTGGTTACGGGGTGTTGCTGGCCGCCGCGCCGGCGGAGGGCTGATATGCATCGAACGCCACGGCCTCCGCGCCGAGCCAGTCGTTGATTTCGAGCATGCGCATCTGGATCGGCACGATCTCGTTGCCGAAAAACACGTTATTGGCCTTGCCAACGTCACCGAAGCCACCGTTGTTCTGCGGAATCACGCCGATGAGCTGGGGCGGAACACGGTGCGCCGCGAGGATATCATCGCGCGTGGTGCCCTTGATGCCGAGGAACTCATCCTTTGCGGCCACCTCGCTGATCGGGATGATCTGCACGCCATCCTTCTTGCCGCCTGGCGCATTGATGAACAGATTGCGAAAATTCCCCGGCCCGCGCGCGCCGCGCAGTGCCTCACGGATGCTCTCCACGTCATTGGGGTCCATGCTCGGCTCGTTGAGGTAGAAGACGAAGCCGGCATGCGCGCCGTTCAGATAATAGCGCCGGCGGAACAGCGTCGCATTTTCGTTCAGAAAGGCCGATTGCAGGGCCGAGAGATACTCCGGCAGGCCATAAATCTCCTGCGCCACGTCCGGCTCGGCAAGATGGCAGACACTGCCCTCCGCAAACGGATGCGCCTGGCCGAGCGCACCCCAAGCCCCGGCGGTGCCGTTGGGCAGGAAGTAGAACTCCCCTTCCCCCTTCCCCCGCCGCGTATAGAGCGAGAGGCTGTGCTTGAGCGTCATCGGCCGGCCGATGATATTATCGACCCGCTCCAGATAGGCATTGCCCATCACCAGATAATCCAGCACGAACTTGCCGAAATCGGTGCGATTGAGCCATTTGGACGGCCGAAAATGCTTGAGCAGCAGGTTGCGCTTGACCACGATCGCGCTCGAATGGTGCGGCGAGATCCGGTAGCAGCGCGCCAGCGCCTTGAGCGGCACCGGCGGCTCATACCAACGGCCGGTCCACATGCATTCAACATGGGCGAGCAGCTCGCGCCGGTTGAGCACGCTCTCCGCATCGCCGAAGCTGAACATCTGGAGGCCGCCCGCCGTTTTCACGTCGAGGTTGTTGCCGCTCATCCCAATATCTCCATTCTGGATTTTCCGTGCGTGATCAGGCCGTCCATCGGCTCGCAATACAGGGCATGCAGCAGCGCCCAGGCGAGATCGCCGTGGCCGGTCGCCTCGCTGCGCCGCGCGACATAGGTGAGTTGCTTCTGTCCCTTGGTGAGCTGCGGATGGATCGACATCAGCGCCGCCGCCAGATCGCTCCACCCCGCGTCAAACTCGATGCGGCGCTTGGCGAAGACGTTCTTTGCCTTGAGCACCATCTGGGTCTTGACCAGCGGCGAATAGTCGATGCGCCGCGCCATCGGGAAGAATTTGACCACGAGCTGATGCACGGCCGTGCCCATACCCGTGCTGTCGATCGCGATTTCCGTCACGCGATATTTGCGGGTCAGCTTCTTGATCTCCTCGGCTTGCGCCTCGAAATCCTTGCCCTTCCACTGGAATTTCTCCAGCACGCGGAACTTGCCCTTGCCGCCCGCCGGTGGCGCCACGACGACGCAACTGGCGTTGTCGCCGTCCGCGCTCTCGGCCGGATCATAACCGATCCACACTTCGCCCTCGCCGAACGGCATGAGGTCGTAGGGGTGGAAGTCCTTCCAGACATCCCAGCTATCGACCATGCAGGGGCGCAGCAGCGCCAGCGGAAAGCTCGACTGGCTGTCGTCGACGAACTGGCAGAGGAAGAGATTGTCAAACTCGTCCTGCGAATATTCCAGCTCCAGTTCGTCCCGGTCGATCAGGTCGAAGCCGCCGGCAATGGCGTCGTCCAGCGTGACGATGTGGCGCCAGATGCGATCGGGGCCGAGCGACCCCATGGCGATGGCGCTATGGCTAGTGTCGAGCTTGATCTGCTCCTTGCGCTCGCGCTTGCGGTTGTAGCGCTCGCCTGTCCACATGGCATAGGCCTCGTGCGCCACGGTGGACGGCGTCGAGAAATAGGTTTTGTGGTAGCGCGCCTGGGTGGCGATGGCCGATGCGACCTTGTTGATCTGCTCGAAACCGTAGATCCAGAACACTTCGTCCAGATACACGTCGCCGTGATAGCCCTGCGCCGTGCGGTAGTTCGTGCCGAGAAAATAGAAGGTGACGGGCTGCGCCGGCTCGCCGCCCTCATCCTCCCACCCGCGATGGACGATCAGCGGATCGCCCTTGAGCATCTTGCCCGTCTGCTCGAAAACGAACTCGACGATATATTGCCGGAAGATATTGGCCTGCGCCCGGCTTGCCGAAATGAAGATCTGGTTGTTGCCGGTCTCCATCGCGCGGATGAAAGCTTCGCGCGCGAAGTAGAAGGTCGCGCCGATCTGGCGGCTCTTGAGCAGGAACCGCGTGCGCCGGCTGATATTCGCCCACCACGTCTCCTGATGCCCGAACAGACAATCGAGAAACGCCGCCTTGATCTTGGCGAAATCCTCACGGGTAATGGTGTTCGGCGGCGTTTTCGGCTTTTTCGGCCCGGCGTTGCGGTTCGCCACCTTCTCGTTGAGGTCGCCCTCGTGCCCGCCCGGTTCGCCATAGCGGCGCACTCGCGCCATGCGCTCGATCTGGCGGCCGAGCAGGTCGATTTCCTTGAAATCCTTGCCGGTCTTGTCCTCTTTGAAGATGAGCTGATTGAGCCGCATCTCGCAGCTATCTTCGACCCGGCGAATGACCGGATCATTGTCCCACCCGTCCCGGTCCTTCCAGCTCTGCACCGTCGAGCGCTTGAGGTTCAGCGCCCCGGCGATGTTCGTCACGTCCCAGCCCCGCCAGTAATAAGCGCGGGCGATGCGCCTGGCGTCGTAAGGAATTGCCTCGGGCACAGGGATGACGGGGGCGTCCATGGCCGCCGGACGATGCGACAGCCGCCGCCCTGCTTCGCCGTGCAACATTTGTGATAGGCGCTCTCACAATGAGAGGCGGTTGTTTTTGCCCCGGCGGGAACGGCGAATGGCGGCACATTCACGCCGACCGCCAAGGAGCCTCAACATGGCGAAAACCCAGTATTTCCGCGTTGCCGTAGAGGGCGCCACCGTCGACGGGCGGGAAATCACCCGCGACCAGATCCAGCAGATGGCGGACAGCTACAACACCGCCACCTATGCCGCGCGGATCAACTGCGAGCATCTGCGCGGTTTCTCGCCCGAGGCGCCTTTCAACGCCTGGGGGACGGTCGACGCGGTCAAGGCCGAGGAAATCGACCTTGCGATTGGCGGCAAGACCGAGAAGAAGCTGGCGCTGTTCGCCCAGCTCGACGTGACGGATCAGGCCAGGGCCTATAACGAGGCCGGGCAGAAGCTCTATTCGAGCGTCGAGATCCACCCCAATTTCGCGCAGACCGGCAAAGCCTATCTGGTCGGCCTCGCCTTCACCGATTCCCCCGCTTCGCTCGGCACCGAAGTGCTGAAATTCAGCCGGGACGAGAAGCGGAAGGACAATCTCCTGCAGGTCGAGGAAGAGCCGATCGCCCTTAGCTTCGAGGCCGGCACGCCCGCCTCCGATATCGCCGGCGGCGTGCTGGCGGGCATCAAGAGCTTCTTTGCCGAATTCGGCAAGGCGCCGCCGGCGCAGCAGCCTGCGCAGCAACCGCAACAGCAGCAGCCGGTTCTCGGCACGCCACCCACCGGCGGCAGCGGCGCCGACCTTTCGGCCAACGCCAATGCGCAGATCGCGGCCTTCGTTTCCGGTTTCGGTGAGCAAATCACCAAGCTGACCGAGGGTATCCAGAAGGGCTTTGCCGCGCAGGATACCCGCATCGCCAAGATGGCGGAGGATTTCTCCGCCCTGCAGGCGAAGATCGAGAAGACGCCGGCCACCGGCCATATGTCACGCCCCGCCGCCAGCGGCGGCAACGGTCGCGCCCGCGCCGAGTGCTGATCCACCCCAATTTCCGCGCGCGCCTCATCTGACCGGAGCCAATCATGCGTAACGATACACGCGAGCTTTTCAACGCCTTCGCCGAGCAGATCGCCCTGCTCAACGGCGTCTCCGACGCCACCCTCAAATTTTCGGTGGACCCGTCCGTCCAGCAGACGCTCATCAACAAGATGCAGGAATCGAGCGCGTTCCTGCAGCGGATCAACATCGTCCCGGTGCTCGAAATGAAGGGCGAGGTTCTGGGCCTTTCGGTCGGTTCGCCGCTGGTGTCCACCACGGACACGTCCGGCGAAGGCACGCGCAAGACCACGTCGCCCTCCGGCATGGACAAGGTGACCTACGAGTGCTTCCAGAACAACTCGGACACCCACCTGCGCTATGCGTTGCTGGACGCGTGGGCGAAATTCGCCGATTTCGAGACGCGTATCCAGAACCTCATCACCCGCCGTCAGGCGCTCGACAAGATCCTTGTCGGCTTCAACGGCACCTCGCACGCGGCCACCAGCGATGCGGCGACCAACCAGCTCCGGCAGGATGTCAATATTGGCTGGCTGCAGAAGCTGCGGACCGATCGCCCCTCGCATGTGATGGACGAGGGCGCCGAGGCCGGCAAGGTGACCTATGGCGTGGGCGGCGACTATGCGACCCTCGACGCGCTGGTCTATGATGCCGTGGCGCAGCTCCTGCCCTCCTGGGCAAGTGAGGATACCGAGCTGGTGGCGATCGTCAGCCGCGACCTGCTGCATGACAAATATTTTCCGCTCGTCAACCAGTCGATCGACCCGACCGAGCAGCTCGCGCGGGACGTGATCCTCTCCACCAAGCGCCTGGGCGGCCTGCCCGCCGAACGCGTGCCTTACGTCCCGGCGGGCTCGATCCTCATCACCCGCTACGACAACCTCTCGATTTACGAGCAGGAAGGCGCGCGCCGCCGCCACATCAAGGATGTGCCGGAGCGCGACCGGATCGAGGATTATCAGTCTTCGAACGACGCGTACGTCATCGAGGATTATGATTTCGCCTGCCTCATCGAGAATATCGAGCCGTTCGTGCCCGAGGAAGAGATCCCCTGATAACCACCGCGACGAAGCGGGGAGATCGGGCCGGTTCGCCAGCCTGATCTCCCCAATCTCCCGTATCCATTAGGACGATCCGCATGCTTTCCCCCGCCGCCCGCCATCGCCAGAAAATCCTTGCCCGGCAGGCCGCCGCCAAAGCGCCCGAGGGGGTCGCCGCCGCCCGCCCCAAGGATGGACCGGAGGCGAGCGCCTATGAGCTGCTGCTCGCCGAGCTGGGCAAGGATCTGGCGCGGCTGCGCGAGGTGCAATCGGTCGAGGGCAAGATCGCGCTCAAGCGCGAGATGATTGTCAGCTACGATCATCACGTCGATGCCACGCTGGACGCCTCCGCGCAGAGCGGCAAGGCGGTGCAGGACGAGATCGTGGCGACCATGATGATCTGGCGCTTCGATATCGGCGATTTCGCGGCCGGCCTTGAGATCGCAGCGCATGTGCTGCGCTTCGGCCTCGCCATGCCCCAGCGCATGCAGCGCCAGGCCGCCACGCTGATCGCCGAGGAAGTCGCCGAGGCCGCGCTGGCGATGGATCGCGACGGGCATGAATTTTCGCTCGCCATCATCGACCAGGCCAACGCGCTCACCGCCGAGCATGACATGCCCGACCAGGTGCGGGCGAAGCTGTTCAAGGCGCGCGGGCGCTCGCTGCGCCGGGCCTATGCCCGCCTTGTCGAGCACCCCGAGAGCGCGCCCGCTGGCGGCCGGGAATCGGCCCAGCTTGAGGCGCTTGCCGCCTTCCGCCGCGCGCTGCAGCTCGATAAGAAATGCGGCGTCAAAAAGGATATCGAGCAGCTAGAGGCCAAGGTCCGCGCTGCGAACGACTGAGCTTGCGCCCCCGGCGCCGGGGGGCGGTGACGAACCGAACACGCGCTCGCGCAACCGTCCGGCTCTGATCCCCACCCCCCGCATTTTTGAGCGGAGGACCCATGTCCGGTTTTATCGCCTCGCCCCCCTCGCCCGCTAGCCCCGCCGGCGCCATCGTTTCGGTGGGCAGCTTCTGGCCGTCGATCGACATCAACCGCTTCCGCGATGCGATGCGCATCGGCAATCAGGATATCCCGCACCCGCGCGTTGTTGAGGCGCTGCTCGGCGCGGCGATCATCACGGCGGACAATCTGGCGGACTGGCGCGCCGTGCGCGAGGCGGAAGGCCATGTCACGCTGGCGGACGTGCCGGCCGAGGCGATCACACATGGCGCGGGCGAGACAGCCAGTGAGAGCCGCCTCGCCATCCTGTGGCGCCGCGCAGTGCATGCCTTCGCCGCCGCCGACCTGATCGAGACGCACCGCGACGTGACGGCCACCGGCACCGGCGTAAGCCAGATCGAGCATCAGGCGATGACGCCGGACGATCATCGCCGCAACGGCGTCCACGCCATCCGTGCCATCCTCGGCCAGCGCCGTACCGCGGTGGAGTTGATCTGATGACCACCTTCACCGCCACCGCGCTCCAGGGCGAAACGGTCGACGCGCTGGTGTGGCGCGTGCTTGGCGCTGGCTCCGGCACAGTCGAGCAGGTGCTCGATCTCAACCGCGATATCGCCGCGCTTGGCCCGGTGCTGCCGGAGGGGCATCCCGTCTCCCTGCCCCTGCTGCTCACCCCGGAGGCGCCGGCCCGCGCCATTGTGCATCTCTGGGACTGACCCCGCATGGCGCCCCCCAAGCACGAGGCCCTGCGCGCCTATCTGGTCGAGGCCCTGCCCGAGCTGGCGCGCGATCCCGACAAGCTCGCCATCTACATGACCGGCGGCCGGTTGCGTGGGCGTTACGGCGCCAATCTCGGCTTCCAGTATGATGCGCAGCTCCAGATCGACCTGCTCGGCTTCCGGGGGCAGCCGGCGGCGTTCTTCCTGCCGCTGCTGCTCTGGTTGCGCCTCTATGAGCCGGCCGTGCTCCAGAACCATGAGCGGGCGGACAGCGCGATCCGCTTCGAGCTGGATATTGTCGACAATGGCGCGGTGGACATCACCATCCAGCTCCCGATGACCGAGGCGGTGGATGTGGCGCCGCAAGAGGACGGCAGCTTTACGATGACGCTGCGCGAGGAGCCGCGCGTGGTCGACGAAGGATCGCCGCTCGATCTCCCCGGCGTCCCGCCGGCCGATCCCATCGCACTGCTCAAGCGCATCTTCCACGATGGCGCGCTGCTGGTGGGCTATCCCCTGCCCCCGGATCCCTGATGGCCGATCTGGGCGCCGATGATCTGGGCGAGCTGGAGCGCTTCGCCGGCGCCATCCTCGCCTCGCTCAAGCCGGCCGAGCGGCGCAGCCTGCTCCGCAAGATGGCGCGGTCCCTGCGCAAAAGCCAGCAGCAGCGCATCACGGCCCAGAAGAACCCGGATGGCTCGCGGTTCGAACCGCGCAAGCGGCCACAGGATCCGGTGCCGGGCGGTTATGCGGTCAAGTTCCTCTACCCCGCCGGCGGCTCCGGCCCGCCGCGCCTCGTCACCATGCATAGCTGGACGCGGCAAGGGCCGCTGATGACCGGCTATGACGTGGAGGCGGGCGGCCTGCGGTCTTTCGAATGGCGCAAGGTCACTCGCTGGCTTCCCGTCGAGCAGGGCGAGCAGAACAAGGGCGCCGGCCAGCTTCGCCGCCCCACCGTCCGCCAGCGCGCCATGTTCCGCAAGATCCGGCGCAGCGGCGCCATGCGTGCGGACGCGACCGCACAGGAGGCGTTCGTGGCCTTTGCCGGCCGCGTGGCCGCCGTCGCGCGCATCCACCAGTTCGGCCTGTTCGACCGGCCCTCGCCCGCATCGCCCGCAATCCGCTATGCCGAGCGGCAATTGTTCGGCTTCACCGCGCGCGACCGGGCCATGCTGCTCGATGCGACCATCGACCATCTTGATGAGGCGGGGCATCTGGGCTGACGGCGCTGATCCCATAACGGGACGTTAACCAGATTTGACCGACTCGCCGGCAGGGTGTCATGACCTCCTCATCACTGTGGGAGGTGACTATGCGAAAACTACTGATCGCCGCCTTGTTGGGCGGCGTAGCGGCGATGCCTGCGCAGGCAGAATTATTTATAGAGATAAGTGGCAGCGCTCTGTCTTCTAGAGGCACATCATCCGCGCTGCTTTATGGCTATTGCACTCAAACATCGTGCATCTCTAGCTTCGATATTGGCGTATTTAGGCTTAGCTATGGTAGTGGTGGATGGTATTCCGGGGAAGCTAACTTTACATTTGACGATAGCCAATCGTCACATTCAGATGGTAATTGGTACACAGGATCAGGATACGGCTTTTATAGCTACGGCGATGGCGAGGATTTTGAATTTGTTAGTCTTACATTCAATAAGATTCGCCTGACCCCTGATAATGATTTCATTCGATCCGACACCAATCCATCGGTTTCGTTCGGCAAGCTCTACCCTCTGCCAGAGCCGGCAACATGGGCCATGATGATCGGCGGTTTCGCGCTGGCAGGCGCGGTGCTGCGGCGTCGTCGCTACCGGGTAGCCTTCGTCTGATCCGCCAAGACTAGCGCCCACTCGTGAGCCGCCTGCAACCGGGCGGTGTTGGTCGCGCAGATCAGGGCATCGGCGCGCGCAAGAAGGATGGAATCTCCACCGGGTCCGTCAGGGCTCGGGGCGCTTCCGGGGCCGGGCATCTCACGGTCGCTGGATAGACCGGGATCGGCTGTGGCGGCGGGGAGCCGCATGACGCGAGCAGCATAGTCAGCGCGGCCAGCATCGGCCCTGCGATCGGCTTCATCGTTCAGTCTCCGATTGACGGTTTGGACGCGGGCCATTTCGGCCTGCCAGTCGGCGTTGGCCTTCGCCTGCGCGGCCTTGAAGTTGGCGGTATCGGTCTCGTGCAGTGCCTTCTCAACGCGCAGGTCCTGGCGCGCGTCCACCAATTTGCCACGAGTGAGCGCGAGGCCGGTCGATAGGGCGGCGATGACGAGAATCGCGGCTACGCCGAGATGCGGCGCGAAGCGAGTGAGCAGCATGGTCACAACCCCGTGAGGCAGAGCTTGCGCTCGTCCTCCCTCCGATTGACCAAGCCCTGAATGCGTCGCCCGCCGGCATTGACCCACATGCGGAAGGCGTCGCAACCCCCGCGCCAGTCGCCGGTATTGAAGCGCCGCGCCACGGTCGAGCGGGCAAACGCGACCTCACCGATATTGTAAGTGAGCGAGATGGCGGCGGCGAACTGGTTGGGCCGGTTCTTGAGCGCCGGCACGGCCTTGAGCACCGCCGGCGCATAGTCCAGTTCCAGCGTTCGGCGGAGCATCGCGGCGCATTCGCCCGGCGTGTATCGCCGCATTTGGACCCGCGTCTCACCGGTGCAGACCGTGTTGATCCCGACGATATCCTTGTATGGGTCGAGCCGGGTGCCCTCCCATTTCTGGATGACCGGCGTGGCGATGAGCAGCGCAGCGGTGATGCCGGCACCGCCCACGGCCGTGACTGCGAGTTTGAGGTTGCTCATCTGCCGAGCCCTCCTTTGAGAGCGAAGAACAGGCCGACAACCGCGCCGGCGAGCCCAACAACCCATTTGATGAAGCGCATCGAGGTCTTGGCTGCCGTCCAGGCGGCCACCACGTCGCGCGTGTCGCAGACGCCTTGCTCAACCTTCGCCACCCGTTCCGAGAGATGGTCGAACTTCTCGCTCTGCTCTGTCTGGGTCGCGATGATCGCATCGAGCCGGCCCAGCGCGCGATCCAGCTTGGCCCCAAGTTCGCGTTCGCCGGTCATCATCCGGCCTCCGCGAACGCCGCGACGGCAGCGGCATAGCGCTGTTCATCCGCCCCGCCGTTGTTCCACGCGCCATCAGTCGCATATTTGCGGATGCCGAAGAACTGGAGCTGGTTACTGTTCCAAAATGGACGCTCCACATCGCTGAACCAGACGCAGACGCCGCCAATCTTTGTGCGAAGTTGCGCAAGTTCGTAAGTGACCTCATCGCCTGCGCGTGCGTCGATGAGACAGGCTTCAAGCGCAGCCAACACGCCATCCCGATCCGTCTGCGACATAGCGCTACCGCCGCCCGGATCGACAATGATGTTGTGGTTGCCACCCTCGTAAAGTTGCCCCATGCGCGGACATTGCGCAGGCGGGACACCGGCAGCGACAAGCGCATTCAGCACGCCATGCTTGAGCGTTACAAGCTTCGAGATCATCTCATCGGTCGTTGAGCGCCACTCAGCGAAGAAACCATTCTTAAACGAGCTAAGATCGCTTGTATGGTCAAGATGCCACGGCAACGTGCCGTATTTGTCGCCGCTACCTGCGTAAAAGCTGGGCGAATACCAGTCGATGCCTTGCCAGTTATCGCCATAGAGCAATGCGTCCACGATGGTGGAGACGCTGTCGCCCTTCCATGCGCCAAGCGTGCTGGAGAAGCGCGCGCCGACGTTGGTCTTGCCGTATAGACCCACCTGCTTCTGGAGACTGGCCTGCAATCGACGTGCACCTTGCATCAAACCGGAATGGAGCGCTTTGACAGCAAAATCGGCATTGTCGCGCACGTCCACGATTGCACCTGCGGCTACTGTGCTCGATGCGATGACTTCGATGAGAACGTTTTGATAGTTCTTTGAAGAGTCCAAGCTATCAACGGTTCGGCAGTAGAACCACTCGCCCGGCTCAAACGCGCGCGCAGTGACACCGGTTGACGGGTTCACATTGGCCCGCTCGTTGGTGACTGTGACACCCGCCGGGATCGTTACGCCCTCCAGCATCCGCATCTGGCTGGCATGGGTCATCATGCCCTCCATCTTGGCGGCGTATGCCGTGTTCCAGTCCTCGTTGCTAACCTCGACGTTGAGTTTTGCGGCCGGGTTCGCGAGCAGCTTCCAATTATCGAGCCACGGCTTGACCACTTCGTTGAAGCGGAAGGCCACGTCGCTCCAGGCAAAGTTGTGGAATGTGTGCTGACCAAGCTCGGTGTAGCGAGCGGCTGCCGCTTCGGGGGTGGCCATAAGGCGGCGGAATAGCCTGCCGGATGCCGGCGCATCCTCTGCGCCGCTGTCCTTCATGTCGCGCCACCAGAGTTCGCCGCCGAAGGTATTGGCGTGCCAGATTGTGGCGGCGCTGTCTGTGAACATCTTTTCAGGATGCGGGTCATCTGCCTGCATAACAGAAAGCTGGAAGCCTTCCGGCGGCACGGTCGGGTTCTTTAACAGGACCGAATAGTTGATTGACTGTCCTTCATCCGACCCTGCATCAAGAGTAAACGAGGTATTAGAAAGAACATTGATGGTAACACCAGTGCCGCTATCTTTTGATATGGTTGCAGGAGCATTCAGACTGCAATCCCAAACACCGTGTCTAGTGCCGATATGCCAATTGCTGCCTTCCCAAACGACAGCCGCAAAACTATCAAAGGTGGTAGGCTGCCCTTGAGCAACAGTTACGCTTGTTTCAGAAGGATGGACTATAGGCCACCCATCTTCATTCTTTTCGCTGTCTGGGACATAGTTGTGACGGCCTGATACACTGTCTTTATATCTCCAAGAGATAACACGTCCGCGGTCTCTTACAATATCGTGGGCACTATAACTAACAACTCCATTGCTGTTCATGCCGAACACAAGCGGACGGATTTCGTCGTGATATGGAACCGAAATCGTAACGGATGCGGCATCTTCCGGGTGAACTGTGTCCGTCAGCCATGCACGGATATTCCGGCCCTGCGCCTCAACCGGAAGCGGGGCCACAACTGTGTAGTTGGGAGCCGCGCCATCGACCGGCGTCCAATCGGCGATAAGTTCGCCCGTGTCCGCATCCTGAATGAGCGCAAGCGCCGCCGTGAAGCGGGTCGCCGTGCCAGTAAGCTGGATCGAGCCATCCTCGGCGATTGAGACACTGTTGATGATGATCGGCCGGAGCATCGAACCCCACGCCACATTGTCCCATGTGGCCGTTCCTGACGTACTGCCGCCTAAACCAATGAATGTGCCCGCCAGCAAGGCGGCGTTGATTGGGTAACTCACGTCCGTCTGAGCAGAGTCAGCCCCCGCTGGATTGACCAGAGAGTAGGGCTTGAACTCGGGATCTCCGACCGCTTTAAACAATATGCGGAATGAGCCGTTCGAGAGAATTTCAGCGCGGAAGCGGTTGCCTGCCACGTCCGCGTTGGCGATTTTCAGGGCGTTGCTGATACCCTGGAAGTTCGTGGTGGCGCCGCCAACGACCTGATAGACGCCCGGATACGTCCCTCCAGCTATCATCATGTAGTTTTTGCTATCAACGCCCGCGAGAACGACACGCCAAGCGGTGTTGCCGCCGTCCCATTCGATAAAGTGCGTGACGCTGCCCGTGTCGCGGATGACTATCGGCCGGTCGCCGCCAACGGTCGAGAGCGACGCGCAGGATGCCTTCCCAGAAGCGTTTGCGATATATTTATTGAACTGGGTGTCGCCGCCTACCGGTAGGCCGGTCCAACCATGCGAGACCAGCTTGTCATTGGTCGGGTAGCTGAAATCATCGCTGTAAATCGGCAGCCCTGCTGCTTGCTGGACGAAGACGTTGATCGACCGAACGCCGTCAACATATTGCGAGATCGCGCGACCCGCGTCGGTTGCCTCGACGTAAGTGTAGGTAGCCCCGGTCTCGCCAGAGATTGCTGTGTCATCGCGATACCACTGGCCTAGATCGCCGTTGGTGTTGGTGAAGATGCCATCCGCGAAGGCGATGGAGGGGGCCTCGGCGGGGGCTTCCTCGACATCTGTCACCGCGATGGCGAGCAGATCGGTGCGTGGCGAATTGGCGGCCGTCTCCAGCGTCTGGGTGATCCCGATCTCGTAAGCGTGGTCCGGCGCGGTCTCGTAATCGGTGGCGGTCAGCCCGGCGACGATCCTGCCATCGCCGGTCAGCGCGAAGCGGCCACCGGCATCGCTGGAAAGAGTGACGTCCGCCCCGGTCAGAATATTGCCGAGCGCCCCGACCGGCGTGCCAGGTGCCGCGCCCTCGGCGATCGTCGCCGGGGTGAGCGTCGGCAGGCCGAGCAGGATCGGCGCGCGGGGCGTGACGCTCTTTTCTTCGGAGCGGGGCCCCTCGCCCGCGCTGTTGATCGAACTGGCCTGCACGAACACTTCCGCGTCGTTGGTCAGATCGTCGATGATGTGGGTATCGGCCGCCGCCACGGTGGCCAGCACCGCCAGATCGCCGCTCGCGGTACCGAGATAGAGGCGGTGGTGGGTGATCTGCGCGCCACCATCGGCGCCGTCCGTCACCGTGACCACGATCTGCCCATCTCCCGGCTCCAGCCCGATCGTCGGCGCGGCTGGCCGGGCAACCGCGCCGACCAGTGTCGCGGCCCACGGAATCACCACCCCGTCCGCGCCGGTGGCGGTGCCGGCAATCGCCTGGTTCTCACCCGCCGCCAGCGCCGTCGCGGCGGCGATCGCGCCGGTCGCGGCGGTGAGCGAGAGATTGGCGTGGCCACTGGCCCTGGCCCATGTGACCGGCGCCAGCAGCCCGAGCGTCGGCACGTGCCAGATCGTACCCGTGGCGGTCGGCACGCTGGCACGCAGAGCGCGGGCACGCGGCGGGCGAGCGCGGCGCCCGCGTGTTGGAGACCCCAGCATCAGTTCGCCGCGACCAGAGAGATGCGCTCGCCCGGCAGCAGGAAGCGCAGCTCATCATCGCCGTCGAACAACGGTTCGCTCTGCGCGTCCGCCAGCGCCTCCTTGCCGATGCGCATGCGGCACGCCCCGCCGTCGACGCGGATCCGGTAAAGGCTGTCGCGCGCGGCCGGATCCGGCTCGGTCGGCTCGGCGCCCGGTTCGACCGTGACGGTATCGCCGATCTGGCCGCCGAGCACCGCAATGGCCTGCCCGCTGGTGAGGCGAGCCCAGTTGCGAGCGTTGATGCTGTAGCGCGTGATGTAGACGACTGCCATGAGCCGGACACTCCCCGAACGGATGCTTGATCGGGGCCATCGTCCGCCGGCGCGGGCCGCTTTCCAGCGGCTCGCATTGTGAGAGCGCCTATCACAAATGTTGCCGGATGCGCCGCCGCGCCCGAGCGGCTTTGCTCGGGGCATGACGGACACCGCGACCTTCTCGGCCATCGACCTCTCGCGCCTGCCGGCGCCGGCGGTGGTGGAGCCGTTGAGCTATGAGGCCATCTATGGCCAGATGCTGGCGCGGCTGCGGCAGTTCATCCCGGATTTCGACGACAGTATCGAGAGCGATCCGGCGGTGCGCATCCTGCAGGTGTGCGCCTATTTCCGCATGCTCGATCTCCAGCGGGTCAACGATGCGGCGCGCGCGGGCATGGTCGCTTATGCGCTGGGCGCGGATCTCGATCATCTCGGCGCGCTGGTCGGCGTCGCGCGGCTTGAGCTGGTGCCGGCCGGCGAAGACGGCACGCCGGCGATCATGGAAAGCGATGACGATTTCCGCCGGCGGATCGTGCTGGCGCCCGAGGGCTTCTCGGTCGCGGGGCCGGCCGGTGCCTATATCGCGCACGCGCTCGCGGCGCATAGCGATGTGCTGGACGCCTCGGTCGTCTCGCCCGCGCCGGCGGAAGTTGTCGTCTATGTGCTGTCTCGCGTTGGCGACGGCACCGCATCGCCCGCCCTGCTCGACGCGGTCGAGGCCGCGCTGTCCGATGAGCGCGTGCGGCCGATCGCCGATCGGCTGACCGTGCTCTCAACCGAGATCGTGGCCTATGCGATCGAGGCGGAGATCACCACTTATCCCGGCCCGGACGCGTCGGTGGTCATGGCCGAGGCGCTGGCGCGCGCGCAGGCGCTTGCTGCCAGCCTTCAGCGCAACGGCATGGACGTGACGCGCTCCGCGATCTTCGCGGCGCTGCACGTCGCCGGCGTGCAGAATGTCGAGTTGACCGCCCCGGCCGCCGATATCGTCATCAGCGCCAGCAAGGCGCCGCACTGCACCGGCATCACGCTCGCGGCCGGCGGCGTGGCCGAATGACCCTGCTGCCACCTAATGCTTCGCCGCTAGAGCAGGCGCTTGAGCAGGCCGCGACCGCCGCCCCGTTGCCGGTGCCGCTCCGCGACCTCATGCGGCCGGAGAGCTGCCCGGCCGCGCTGCTGCCCTGGCTCGCTTTCGCCCTCTCCGTCGACGATTGGGACCCCGACTGGCCGGAGGCGGTGCGCCGGCAAGTGGTGGCCCGCTCGATCGCGGTCCACCGGCGCAAAGGCACGGTGGCGGCGGTGCGCGAGGCGGTGGCCGCGTTCGGCGGCAGCATCGTCATCCGCGAATGGTGGGAGGCCGATCCGCCCGGCGAGCCCGGCACCTTCGCCCTGATGCTGGCGCTGGCCACGGTCGACGGCGGCGCGCCGAGCGCCGGCTATGTCGAGGATGTAACGCGGCAGGTGGCGCAAGCCAAGCCGCTCTCGCGCCCTTTCGAATTCACGCTCGCGCTCGCCGCGTCCGGCGCCATCGGCATCGTCGGCGCCGCGCGGCCCTGCGCCTATGTCCGCCTCGACATGGCGGCTTGAGAGGATCCCATGCCCCTGCAACTCACCGTCACCAACGCCGGCCGCGCCGCCATCGTCAACGCGCAGAACACCGGCACGGCGCCGGTGACGATCGCCCAGCTCGGCCTCACCGCGACCGCCGTGGCCGCCGACCCGGCGCTGACCGCGCTCGCCGGCGAGTTCAAGCGGATCGACCAGGTCGGCGGCGCGGTGGTGGCGGACGATACCATCCACATGGTCGCGCAGGATGCGAGCGCGGATGCCTATACGGTTCGCGCGTTCGGCCTCTATCTGCAGGACGGCACGCTGTTCGCGCTCTACGGGCAGGCCGAACCGATCGTGGAAAAGACAGCGGCCACGATCTTTCTGCTCGCCAATGACATCGCCTTTACCGAAATCGACGCTGCTGCCATCACGTTCGGCGATACCGATTTCATCAATCCTCCCGCCACGGAGACGGTCAAAGGCGTGGCGGAGATCGCCACCCAGGCGGAGAGCGACGCCGGCGAGGATGACGCGCGGATCGTCACACCCAGAAAGCTCAAGACCAGCGTGCTCGCGTGGTTCGGCGGCATACTCGCGGACGTGTGGCGCGCGAGTAATGACGGGTCGGGCTCGGGCCTCGATGCGGACCTGCTCGATGGCCAGCACGGCAGCTACTACGCGAACATCCCCGCCCGCCTCGGCTTCACGCCGCTTAATGCCGCCAGCTATACGGCAGCGGACATCAAGACCAAGCTCCTCACCGTGGACGGGTCCGGCTCGGGCCTCGATGCCGATCTGCTCGATGGGAAGGGGTGGACTGACGGGCAGGACGTGCGTTTCGGCATTGTGCTGGCGCGCACGCCGGCGGACGGCACAACCGGAGGGATTAGGCTGGCGGCAAATCCAGGCACCGGCCTCGCCTATTTTCAGGTCTTAAACGCCAACGAAACGGCGCAATATGGTTATTGGAAATATTGGGCGGACGGGCGAGCGGATTGGTCGGGAAGCATTTGGCGGCAAGGCAACCAGGTCTGGGATTCCGCCAATGACGGGTCGGGCTCGGGTCTCGATGCGGACATGCTCGATGGCCAGCACGGCAGCTATTACGCGAACATCCCCGCCCGCCTCGGCTACACACCGCTCGACAGCGCGGCCTACACGGCGGCGGATGTCAAGACCAAGCTCCTCACCGTGGACGGCTCGGGGTCGGGCTTCGATGCCGATCTGCTGGATGGCTATCACGGCAGCGCCTACGATCGCGTAACCGACTTCATAGGCGCCACGACCGGCCGCCGCGTCTATGCGGATGGCTACAAGCGCTGCTGGTCACAGGTCACGATCGCCGCCAACCAGTCCGTCTATGTCGCGTTTCCCTTCTCATTCGACGCCGCCCCTCACGTCCAGTGCTCGGCGCAGATGATTAATATCACCACCGCCGAGGAATATGGCGGGATGCTCACCGGCAGCGTTACCACGGCCGGCTTCACGATCATCAACGGCGCCGATTTCATGTGCACCTATAGCTGGGAGGCGAAGGGTAAATGACCGGCTTTCGCTATAGCCCGTCGACGCGGGCCTTCTACCATGTCGATCTCAATGCCGCGATCCCGCCGGATGCGCTGGCCGTCTCCGACGCGCGCCACGCCGAGTTGATGGCGTTGCAAAGCGAGGGGCGGACCATCGTGCCGGATGCCGATGGCCGCCCCGTTGCCGTCGCCCCACCGGCCCCGCCGCCCGCCATCGCCATGATGCTGCTGCGTCGGCGCCGCAACCGGCTGCTCGCCGCGAGCGACCGCACCCAGATCGCCGATTTCCCGATCGGCGAAGCCGAGCGCGCGGCGTGGGCCGATTACCGCACCGCGCTGCGCGCCCTGCCCGAAACCTGCGGTGGCGATGCGTCCGCCGCCGTCTGGCCTGTCCCTCCAACCGAAGGAATCGTCCCATGAAATTCACGATCGGTAGCTACGATAAGTCGACGCGAAGCGTGTCCGTCACTTTTACGCATCAATCCGTCCGCCACGCGCGCGCGGTGAACGCAGTGCTCAAGGCGGACGGCAGCTACGATGCGGCGGCCACCAAGAGCCGGGTGGCGGAGGTCGCCAGCGGCGTGCTCGCCAAGATCGCCGCCGGCGCCATCGCATAGGCAGTCTTGTGATAGGCGCTCTCACAATGCCGCGCTGTAGCGCGCCCATGTCCGGTCGCGGATGACGGACCGCATGGCGCAACAGGATGAACTCTCCGGCCTCATCGGCGATCTGATCCGCCTCGGCACGGTCGAGACGGTGGACCTCGCCGCCGCGCGCGTGACCGTGACGCTCGGCGATGTCACATCGCCTCCCGTGCCATGGCTGGAGCTGGCCGGCGGCTTCCGCTGCTGGGTGCCACCGAGCGAGGGCGAGCAGGTGCTGCTGCTCTGCGCGGAGGGCGATATTGCCCACGGCTGCGTCCTGCGCGGCCTCTACTCCACCGCCTTCCCCGCCCCGGCCGATGACGGCCGCGCACGGCTGCTGATGCCGGACGGCACCACCATCGACTATGACCCCGAGGGCCATGAGCTGGCGATCACGCTGGCGGGCGGCAAGGCGACCATCACCGCGCCGGAAGGCGTGACCATCACCGGCGATGTGACCATCACTGGCAACATCGCGGTGAATGGCGACGGCACCATGACCGGCACCTTCACCGCCGACACGGACGTGGTCGGTGGCGGCAAAAGCCTCAAGGGCCACAAGCACGGGCAGGTGCAGCCCGGCAGCGGCCAGTCGGGGGCGCCGGTATGAGCGGCATGGAGCGGGCCACCGGCAAGCGCATCGAGGGCGAGGCGCATATCGCGCAGTCGATCGCCGACATTCTCACGACGCCGATCGGCTCGCGCGTCATGCGCCGGGCTTATGGATCGCGGTTGTTCGAGCTGGTCGACGCGCCCCTCAATGCCGCCACACGCCAGCTCATCTCGGCCGCCAGCGCCGGCGCCATCGCGCGATGGGAACCCCGCGTGAAGCTGGACCGCGTGGCCGTGGGCAGCGGCAGCGCGGACGGCGGCCTTTCGCTCATTATCGAGGGCACGCGCACAGACCTGCCTGGTCGCCAGCCCATCAACCTCACCATCGCGCTCGCGGGCGCCCGTCAGCAAAGGACGTAAGTCATGCCCATCATCCACGGCATCAAGGTCAATGAGATCAATAGCGGCGCGCGCGCCATCGCCGCCGTCTCCACCGCCGTGATCGGCCTGGTCGCGCTCTCGACGGATGCGGACGCCGTGGCGTTCCCGGCCGGCAAACCCGTGCTGGTGACGGACGTGGCCGGGGCGCTGGCCAAGGCCGGAACGGATGCGTCGGACGGCACGCTGGCCAACGCGCTCGATGCGATTGCCGACCAGAGCAGTCCGATCGTCGTTGTCACGCGCGTCGAGCCGGGCGAAGATGAGGAAGCGACAGAGGCGGCGGTGCAGGCCGGCGTGCAGACGCTGCGGATGGCGGAGAGCACGCTCGGCGTGCGTCCGCGCATCCTTGGTGCGCCGGGCCTCGACACGGCGCCGGTCATCAACGACCTCATCACCGTGGCGCAGAAGCTGCGCGGCTTCGCCTACTGCGCCGCCGCCGGTGCCACCGCTGCGGAGGCGATCACGGCCGCCGATGATTTCAGCGCGCGCGAGCTGATGCTGCTCTGGCCGGAGTTCAGCGATTTCACCGGCAGCGCCGCCGCGCGCGCGCTCGGCCTGCGGGCGCGGATCGACAGCGAAACGGGCTGGCACAAGACCCTCTCCAACGTGGCCATTAATGGCGTGACCGGCATCGAGACCCCGGTGGATTTCGATCTACTCGGTGGCGCCTCCACCGCCAGCCTGCTCAACGATGCCAATATCACCACGCTGATCCGCGCCAACGGCTTCCGCTTCTGGGGCAACCGGACGATGTCCGCCGAGCCGCTCTTTGCCTTCGAAAGCGCAGTGCGCACGGGGCAGGTGCTGCAGGACGAGATTGCCAACGGGCTGCTCTGGGCGATCGACAAGCCAATCAGCGCCGGGCTGGTCAAGGATATCGTCGCTACCGTCAATGCGCGATTCCGGGCGCTGCAATCGCAGGGGCGCATCGTCGGCGCCCATTGCTGGTTCGATGCCGCCGCCAACCCGCCCGAGGCACTGGCGGGCGGCAGCATCACCATCGACTATGAGTATACGCCCTGCGCGCCGGCCGAGGCGATCCTGCTCAACCAGCGCATCACGGACCGCTTTTACGCCACGATTGCCGACCAGCTCGGATGATCGGCGCGCGCTCCCCTCACTCCTGAAAGGATCGACCCATGGGCCTCCCCTCCGTCCTCAAAAATATGAACATGTTTCTCAACGGCGTGACATGCGTCGGCGAGATACCGGAGGTCACCGTGCCGCCGCTCGCCCGCAAAATGGAGAATTATCGCGGCGGCGGGCTGGACGGCACGCTGGCCATCGACCTCGGCATGGCGGACGATCCCATCACGTTCGAGTGGAAGCCGGGCGGCTTGATGGAGCGCGTCTATGACGGCTTCGGCGGCGCCACCATCGACAGCGAAATGATCCGTTGGGTGGGCGCCCACCAGGATGACGGAACCGGCCAGATGAAGGCCGTGGAAATCACCGTGCGGGGACGCCACTCGTCGATTGAGGACGGCACCCAGAAGCCCGGCGAGCTGGGCGAACGGACCGTGACGACGCTGTGCAGCTTCTACCAGATGACCATCGACGGCCGGGAGAAGATCTACATCGACGTGCCGAACATGATCTGCCGCGTGAACGGGGTCGACCGCCTGGCGCAATCGCGCGCCATCCTCGGCATCTGACAACCAGCTTCGCCCCGGCGTGCAAACGCGGACGCGCCGGGGCGGGGACATGAGCATCCGCGCAGGACACCATCCGCATGACAGATCAGCCCCCCCCCGTGGCCGATACCGGCCCCAAGCGCACCTTGGTCACATTGGAAAATCCGGTCCGCCGAGGCGACACGCTCATCGGCGAAGTGACCGTGCGCAAGCCGGTGGCTGGCGAGCTGCGCGGCCTCAACCTGCAGGACTGCGCGCGGGCCGATGTCAACGCGCTGATCGCGCTCATCCCGCGCATTTCAGAGCCGCCGCTGGTGGCCCATGAGGTAGAGGCGCTGGAGATCGAGGATCTGGCCGCGTTTGGGAGCGCTATCTTCGATTTTTTTATGACATCGGCGATGCGGGATCAGGTCCAGACCTTGTTGGGGACCTGATGGCCGAGATCGCCGCCATTTTCCACTGGCCGCTGGCCGAAATCGCCGCGCTGGACATGACCGCCCTGCTCTACTGGCGCAACGCGGCGGTGCGCGCGTGGAACCGCATGAACGTGCCGGCAAAAGGCAGGTGACGCGATGAGCAACATGCTGCGCCTGGTAGTGAGCTTCGCCACGGTGGACCGGCTCTCCGGCTCGCTCAAGGGTATCGTGGGCCTCGCCCAGTCCGGCAGCCAGCGGCTCGCCGGCATGAAGCGCGAGGCCCGCGATCTCGACCGCGAGCTGCGCGGCGTGCAGGCGGAGCTGGGACGGTCGAGCGGCAACGTTTCCGCGCTGCTCGACCGGGAGGCGGCGCTCAAGACGCAGATCGCCCGCACCAACAGCGAGATGGAGAAGCAGGTGCGCCTGCTCAAGATCCAGTCGCAGGTCGATGCGGTGAAGGCGCGCGGGGAATCGCTCAAGGCAGCGGGCCAGCAGAATATGTTTGCCGGCGCGGCCATCCTCGCGCCGCTGCTGATCGCCGGCAAGGGCGCGGCCGATTTCCAGAGCGGCATGACGGATATCGCGCTCAAGGCGGACCTCTCCCGCAAGGCCACGGCGGGCCTGCAGGCGAACATCATCGCGGCGGCGCGCGCGGCGAAGCAATTGCCCGAGAATATGCGCGCCGGCGTGGACGTGCTCGCGGGCTTTGGCATGTCCCCGCAGGAAGCCACCCGCATGATCGCGCCGATCGGCAAGGTCGCCACGGCCTATCGCGCCGAAATCGCCGATCTGGCGCAGGCGAGCTTCGCCAACTTCCAGAACCTCAAGGTGCCGATCGCGCAGAACGCCCGCGCGCTGGAGATCATGGCGGCGGCCGGCAATGCCGGTGCCTTCGAGATCCGCGACATGGCCCAATATTTCCCGACGCTCACCGCGCAGGCGCAGGCCCTTGGCCAGAGCGGCGTGGCGGCGGTGGCCGATCTGGCGGCCGCCGCCCAGATCGCGCGGCAAGGCACGGGCGATTCCGCCAGCGCCGCGACTAACCTACAAAACCTGTTGGCCAAGATCAACACCAAGGAAACCATCCAGAAATTCAAGAAGATGGGAACCGATCTGCCGACAGCGCTCAAGCAGGCTTACGCGAAGGGCAAGACCCCGCTCGAAGCCATTGCCGAGATCACGAAGAAGACGCTGGGTGGCGACCTCTCGCGCATCAGCTTTCTCTTTGGCGACATGCAGGCGCAGCAGGCCTTGCGCCCCCTCATCCAGAATATGGAGGAGTATCGCCGGATCCGCGCGGAGGCACTGGGCAGCAAGGGCGCGATCGACGCAGCCTTTGCCCGGCGCAGCGAAGACGCGGCGGTGCAGGCGCGCACGCTGGTGGGCAATCTCCAGCGCCTCGCCATCACGCTCGGGCCGGTGCTGCTGCCGCCGTTCGTCCGCATCACGGAAGCGGCAGTCAAATTGAGCGATCGTTTCGTGGCATGGAGCGCGGCCAATCCGCGCCTCTCCGGCACGCTGGTGGGGCTGGTCGCGGGCTTCGGCGCGTTGCGCATCGGGCTGGGCGCGCTCCAGTTCCTGCTTGGCTCCGCGCTGGGGCCATTCGCCAGCCTGTTCGGCCTCATCATGCGCAGCGGCCCCGCCGTGGCCACCGCCTTCGGCCTGATGCGCACGGCGGCCCTGTTCCTTGGCCGTGGCGTGGTGACGGCCGGGGCGATGATGCTTGCCAATCCGCTGGTGGCTCTGATCGTCGGCATCGGCATCGCGGTCGGCACCGCCGCCTATCTCGTCTATCGCAACTGGGACACGATCAAGGCCGCCTTCGGCGCGGGAATCGCGTGGGTGCAGGGCAAATGGGCCGGCTTCAAGGCATGGATGTCGAGCGGCGTCCAATGGTTCATCGGCCTGCATGTCGAGTTCGCACGGGCAGGGGCAATGATGATGCAGGGCCTGTGGAACGGCATTAGCGCGCGGGTCGAGGCGATCCGCAGTCTCATCACCGGAATTGCCGGCAAGGTGGTCGGGTGGTTCAAAAATGTGCTCGGCATCCACAGCCCGAGCCGCGTGTTCATGGGGATGGGCCACCATATCGCCGGGGGGCTGGCGCTGGGCATCGCGCAGGCGCAGGGCGCACCGGCGGCGGCGGCGCAGACGATGGCCGATCGCGTCATTGCCGCGCCGCGCCTGGAGCCGCTGACGCGCGCCGCCGCGCCGGCGGCGGCATCGACCGGGGCCGCGCGATCGTTCGGCCCGATCGCTATCACCATCAACGCCGCGCCGGGGCAGAGCGCGCAGGATATCGCCGCCGAGGTCGAGCGCATCCTGCGCGGTCTTGACGAGCACGCGGGTGCGCGGCGGCGCAGTGCCTTCGCGGATGAGGATTGAGCCGATGATGATGTCCCTTGACACATTCCTCTTCGAGATCGGCACCCTGCCCTACCAGCAGCTCCGCCAGGCGTGGAACTGGCGCCATGCCAAGTCCGAGCGGTTCGGCGCGCGGCCGGCGGCGCAATATGTCGGGCCGGGCGATGAAACGATCAGCCTGACCGGCGCGCTCTATCCCGGCGTTGCCGGCAGCTACTCCAGCATCGCGCGGATCCGCGAGATGGCGGATACCGGCGAGAGCTACCCATTGCTCTCGGGCCGGGGCGAAGTGCTGGGGCAGTGCGTCATCCTCTCGCTGGAGCTGACCAGCGAACTGTTTCTGGTCGACGGCTTCGCCCGCAAGGCCGATTTCAGCCTTGAGCTGGAGCGCGTGGATTGAGCGGCTATCGCCATCCGCGCGCGGGCTGGCAGGTGACGATGGATGGCCGCGACCTGACCGCCACCATGGACCCGCGCCTGATCTCGCTCGCGATCAGCGAGAAACGATCGGAAGCGGCGGATCAGCTCGATATCGTGCTGCACGACAAGGATGGCGCGCTGGCCATCCCGCCGGCCGGCGCCATGCTCAAGGTCAGCATGGGATGGAGGGATGGCAGCAACCTGCCCACCGGCCTGATCGACAAGGGCAGCTTCAAGGTGGATGAAGCCAAGTTCTCCGGCCCGCCGGACATCATCACCATCCGCGCGCGCTCCGCCGACTTCACCGATGCCTTCCGCGTGCGGCGCGAGCGCAGCTTCGTCGGCAAGACGGTGAAGGAGATCGTGGACACCATCGCCGGCGCCAACGGCCTCACCGCCAAGGTGGACGACGCGCTGGGCGGCAAGACGATTCCCGCGCTCGGCTCCGGCGCCAAAAGCGATGCGGCGCTGCTCGCGGCGCTCGGCCGGCGGTTCGACGCCGTCGCCACAGTCAAGGGCGGCACGCTGATCTTCGCCCCGGTCGGCAGCGGGCGCACCGCCAGCGGCACGGCGCTGCCGACGATCGAGATCGACCGGCGGGACGCGCCCCGCATCGACTATGAGCGGGTCGAGCGGGAGAAATATGGCGGCGTCACAGCGAGCTGGCATGACAAGGCGAGCGGCACCCGCAAGACCGTGACGCATGACGGCGGCGGCGAAGGCAAACCCAAGCGGCTGCGCAAGGTCTATGCGAGCGAGGCGGACGCACAACAGGCAGCGGCGGCCGAAGCGAGCCGCATCCAGCGCCGGGTCGCCAAGGCTCGCATCACGCTGGCGCTCGGACGGCCGGATATCTTCCCGGAAATTCCGGTGACGCTCACCGGCTATAAGGACGAGATCAACGGCCGCTCATGGCTGGTCGAGGCCGCCACGCACAAGATGGACGCGCAAGGCGGCCTGTTGACAGAGCTGGAGCTGGAGGCGGCGCGCTAATCCAGCGCCCGGCGCAGCAGCTCATTCACCCGCCCCTGCCAGCCCCGGCCGGACGCGCGCAGGCGATCCACCAGATCGGCATCGAGCCGGATCGAGACGGCCTTCTTCGTCGGCGCCTTCTGCGCACCGCGCGCTTTCTTCATGGCTGCCGCCAGATCGGGATAGGCCGAAAGCGGTTTCGCGCGCGCAAAATCCTCCTTGGTCCACTCGGGATTGTCATGGTCGAACTTGACCGGCTTGTCAGACATGGCGCCTGATCTCCTTTGCGTGTGCCCTGCGCAGGCTGATGACACGATATGCCGTGGCCCGGATCGTGACGGCGGCGCAGTGCCAGATGCCGTCAAGCTGCCCGTAGATGCGCAGGCGGGGTTCATCGAACCGATCATCCTCGACGATCGACGCCACGTCCATATCCACGAAGCGGGCGAGCGAAACGCCATGCTTGTCGATGTTGAGAGCGTCTTTCGCGGGATCGAACTCGATATCCATGCCGATTGTATATACAATTAGCTAGGAGACCGCAAGAGCTAATTGTATATACGATTATTTAGGACAGCCAGAATGCCAAAGCAACCACGATCACGATCAAGCAGACAACGGCTAGCCAGAATTCCTTGATGCGGCCACGACGCTCATCCTTGGTCCAGACAACCGTACAGTGCGGGCAACGCGTCGCCAGCAGGCTCGATGGCTTGCGGCACTGTGGACACGGCCAATCGCCAAACTTCATCGTGCACCCCTCCCCTACTCACGCCAGACCGCTGCCATTTCCCCCCGCGAATTGCCAGCGCGTTTACGACTTTCCTACTCCTCCCGCATTAGCCAAAGATGGAACGTATAGAGAACAAGGGAGGGGAAGAAGTGAGTGCGCAGGCTATGAGGCTGACACCTGGTTGCGAATTGAACTGCGAACGGTGCAGCGTGCGATGCGCTACGATCGTTGCCGCGAGGAACGACCTGTGGCGGGAGATCGAGCAGACTTTGCGGATGCAGTCATTGTCTCCGTGCCCGCAGCGGGCTGAACAGGTCCGATCGCTGCAAAGCCAGCTGGCAGCCGCTGAGCGAGAATTCGCGCGGCTTCAACCCGCGTTGCATTTTCAGGCACGAGCGCCAGCAGGCTTTCCATCATATCAGCAAGGGCATTTTCATTAGGCATCGCCACTGCCATGGACACATATTGAACCCGGCCGGTCTTCGCGAGCGGTTCGGCACGATAGCCACCGCGCCCCTCGGCCACTCGTTGGGGTGATGCGTCGTCGCTCTCGCCGATGAGAAATTCTACGCTCGTCTCCAGCGCGCGGGCGATCTGATAGAGCTTCGGCGAATCGCCAACCTTGCCAGACACCATCTTGCTGATCGCCTGGGGCGACACCTCTATCTCACGCGCAAGCCAGCCCTGCGAGCGGTCAAGCGCGTTTAATCGCTCACGAATCCTGTCTCCCCGGATCATGGCTTATTGTCGCAACTTTGGTTGATGCGCGACAGTATCAACTTTGGTGGTTGACTGTAGTAACTTTGGTTGTCAATATCGCCACCATGGTTGACGCAATGACACCCTACCAAGCCCTGCTCGCAGCGCGCGACGCCGCCGGCAGCAACGCCGCGCTGGCACGCATCTGCGAGGTTTCCGGCACCGCCGTGTGGAAGTGGATACAGAGTTCCAAGCGGCTGCCCGCCGAGCAAGTCCTCAAGGTCGAGGCAGCCACGGGCGTCTCCCGCCACCTGCTTCGCCCCGACATTTACCCCATCGACCATTCCACGTTTCCCACCGATCCCGAGCCTCCCACGGACTGCGCGCCGATCATGTCGGCGCGCAGCTTCGGGCGCCAGTCCAATCGGCAGCCCGTTTTGGACGGGAGCGCGGTGGCATGACGCATCCCACCGACCAGCACCCGCTGGAGTTGCTCATCCTCAATGCCGCGTTCGATGCTGGCGGGTCGATCGCGATGCCGGCGCTGCGCGAGGCGGTGCCCGCGCGCGGCGTGGACATTCGCAAGGCGATCTCCACCCAGCGCAATCTCGGCAATCTGCGCCAGAGCGCGGCGGATCAGCCGATTGCGCTCACCGCCTCCGCCCGCGCGGCGATCGCCGCCGGGCGGGCGCACCGGCCCATGATGATCGTCACCATGCCGGCCAGACGCTGCGGCAAGACGGCGGCGCGCATGCTGCGCCAGATCGGCGCCGACGCCTGTTTGCCCGGCCCTGCTCTCTCCATCGAAAGGCCCGCCGCATGATCCCGCTCCGCGTCACCGGCCGCCCCGGTCCTGCCCAGCGCACCCCGCGCGGGCACCGCATGTTCCATACGCCCGCCCCGCGCGAACGGCGGGCCGAGCGTGAGCCCTGCGATTGCCCGGTGTGCCGCAGCGACTGCGCCGGCATCGTGCCATGCATGAAGGTGCCGTCATGACCGGCAAGAAAGCCAAACTGGAACGGGAAGTTCGCCACGTTTTGCAGGGCTGGGCCGACTGGCACACCCGTGTCGATAGCGATGATGAGAACTGCGCCTATCTGAACGGCGATGGCTGGGACGATGCCGATGCGCTCGCCTGCCACACCCGCGATCTTCTTGCGCGCCTCGCCGCCGCGCCGGGGGACGGCACACCTCCCACAGTGCCCCCGTCCGCCAGCGCAGCGGCAGTGCCCGGCGGCAACGTCCCCCCGCCGCCGGGCACCATCTTCATGGGCAGCGACTGGAGAAGCCGCGCGTGACGAAGGAGCGGCAGCCCCTCACCTTTGAACGCGCGCTGATGCGCATCGCCGGGCAGATCGGCATGGATGGCTGCGCGCAGATCCTCGGCAAGAGCGAGAGCGCGGTGCGCAAGCTCTCCGACCCCGATATCGAGCGCGAGATCAGCATGCGCGATGCGCGGCGGCTCGATGCGGCCTATCAGCGCGCCGGGGGCGCGGGGGCGCCGCTGCTCGAATGCTACGCGCTCCAGCTCGAAATGGGCGGTGACGAAAACCGCGCGTCGCTGGGCGAGATGATCGCCGCCGCCGGCGATGCCGCGCGCGAGACGGGCGAGGCGATTGCCGCCGCCATGGCCGCGATCGAGCGGCACGGCGACCGGCGCCTGCTCACCCGCGCGCTACTCGAAATCGAGGAGGGCGTGGCATCGCTCACCGCCATGGCCGCGCGCCTGGGCGGTTCGGATTATCTTGGGGGGCAGGATGAACAGCGCCGTTCAGTTTGACCACAGCACCGTTTGGGCCCCCATGACGGCATCGCGCGCATTTCGCGACCGGGGGCGCATGCCCATGATGAAATGCCCGGTCTGCGGATCGCGCTCCTTCGTGCGCACGTCCGAAGAACTCACGCCCACGGTCCGCCAGCTTTATTATTACTGCGGCAACATCGCCTGCTCGATGACGTGGAAGTCGATGCTCTCCATCGTCGCGGTCATTTCGCCGTCTGGCATCTCACCTGAATTTCGCCTGCCGCACATCGAGGAGACCAAGCCCCCCGGCCATGAATATGGCCAGATGTCGCTGCTCGACCTGTGTCGGGATGGCGGCGACGATCCACCGGCCTAGCCCCTCCCCATCCATCCGCGACCCATCACCCGCCGGCGAGCCCTCTCGCCGGAGACGCTCTCCCCTTGCCTGCGAGACCAGCCCACCCCCATGCGCGACGATATTCGAAAAGAAGTGCTGGAGCGCCTCGCCGAATTCAAATTCGTGGCGAGCGGTGGCTGGCTGCGCAAAGGCAAATGCCCGCAATGCGGCAGCAAAGAGCTGTTCACCAATGCGGAATCGCCCTGGGTGCTGCGCTGCGACCGGGCGAATAAATGCGGTTGGGAACAGCATGTTAAAGAGCGCTATTCCGATATTTTCGACAATTGGTCGAAACGCTATCAGGCGGATGAGGCCAACCCCAACGCAGCCGCCGACGCCTACCTCTCCCACGCGCGCGGCTTCGATCTGCGCGGGCTGCGCGGCAGCTACAGCCAAGAAAATTATGTCGATCGGGAGACGGGCCAGGCCAGCGCCACGGTGCGCTTTCCGCTGCCCGGCGGGAGCTGGTGGGAACGGCTGATCGACCAGCCCGGCCGGTTCGACCGGAAGGCGCGGTTTGCGTGGGGCAAGGAATATGGCGGCCAGTGGTGGACGGCGCCGGCCGTCACCATGGAGGCGCTGGCACGCGCGCCGCGCATCTGGATCGCGGAGGGCATCTTCGATTCCTTCGCCCTCACCAGCAATGGCGAGGTCTCCGCCTCCGCCATGTCCTGCTACAATTATCCCGAGATCGCGCTGGCCGAGCTGCGCCGCACCATGGCGGAGCTGGAGATCGGCGCCGGGCCGCTGCTCATCTTCGCCTTCGATGTCGGCAAGGCCGGGCGGGAAAAGAGCATCGAGTTCGTCAAGCGCGCGCGGGACGAGGGATGGCTCGCCACTGCCGCCACGCCGCTGCCGGAAGGCGAAGGCGACAAGGTAGATTGGAACGACCTGCATCAGCGCGGGCGGCTGACCCCCGCCGATCTGGAAGAATATCTCTGGCACGGCGAGGTGATGATCGCGCCCAACGCCACTGAAAAGGCGTGTCTGATCTTCGATCGCAAGAAGTGGGGCAGCTTCTCGTTCGTCCACGACAGCCGCACCTGGTGGGCCAGCTTCAACCGGGCCCGCATCGCCGAGGTGATGACGGCCGAGGGCGTGACGGAAAAGGCCGCCGCGCGCGCCTGCGCCGATATCGACGAAATCGCGAGCTGCGCCTTCCGTATCCTCTATTTTCAGACCGACGCGGCCACGGACGAGAGCCATTATTATCTCCGGGTCGATACGCCCTCCGGCCGCCGGCCGGCCAAGGCGGCTTTCTCCACGGCGGCGATGGCGGCCGGGCCGGAGTTCAAGAAGCGCCTGCTCGGCGTGGCGCCCGGCGCGCAGTGGGTGGGCAGCACCCGCCAGCTCGAAAAAATCATTGATCTTCAAAAAGGCAAAAGGGGTATCCGCGAAGTGGAGACGCTCGATTTCACCGGCTACAGCCGGGACCATGAGGCGTGGGTGTTCGGCGAAATCGCCGTGCGGCAAGGCCGCGTCCAGCGCATCAACGACGAAGATTATTTCGATTTCGGCAAGATGTCGCTCAAGCTGCGCACCAGCGAGCGGATGCTGTCGATCGACTATGATCCCGATCGGCTCGATACCGAATGGCTGCCTGTCGTCTGGACGGCGTTCGGCACCAACGGGCTGATCGCCACCAGCTTCTGGGTGATGAGCTTCTTCGCGGAGCAGATCCGCGCGCTGCACAAGAGCCTCCCCTTTCTGGAGGCTACCGGCCTGCCCGGCACCGGCAAATCGACGCTGTTCGAGTTCCTGTGGAAAACGGCGGGTCGCGGCGATTATGAGGGCTTTGACCCGCAAAAGGCCACCAGCGCCGCCATCGCGCGCAATCTCGGCAAGGTCGGCAACCTTCCCGTGGTGTTGCTGGAGGGCGACCGCGACGACGACAAGGCCAGCCACAGCCGCCGGTTCGAATGGGAAGAACTGAAAACCGCCTATAACGGCCGCTCGGTGCGCTCGCGCGGCGTGCGCAACGGCGGCAACGAGACCTATGAGCCGCCTTTCCGTGGCGCCATCGTCATCGAGCAGAACAACCCGGTAGACGCCAGCCCGGCCGTGCTGGAGCGTATCATGCAGCTCCATTTCGACAAGGCCGGCTTCACCACGCAAACCAAGATCGCCGCCGCCAAGCTGGAGCACTGGCCGATCGAGGATGTCTCCGGCTTCATGGTCCACATGGTCCGGCGCGAGGCGGATTATCTCAAGGCGTTCCGCGCCGCTTATGCCGAGCATGAGGCGGAGATGGACCGGCGCGGGCAGATCCGTAACGTCCGCATCGTCAAGAACCACGCCCAGCTCGCCGCCGGCCTCGATGCGCTGCGCGCCATCGTGCCCGTCCCCGACGACGCGCGGGCCACAACCATCGAACGCATCTACGCCATGGCCGTCGAGCGCCGCTCGGCGCTATCCGCCGATCATCCCGTGGTGGCGCGCTTCTGGGAACTGTTCGATTACATCGAAGGTCGCGAGGACGAGAACACGCCCCCCGAGCACAGGATCAACCGCCACCGCAAGGATGACGAACTGATCGCCGTTTCGCTGCCGCATTTCGAGGAACGGTGCCGCGCCCGCAACCTCGTCCCGCCCCACGAGCAGGACCTCAAACGTCACCTGAAAGGCTCGAAATCCCGCCGGTTCATCCGCGCGGACAGCGTCAATACGATCAGCGGCCAGTCCCAGCATTGCTGGATTTTCGAGCGGCCGAAAACCCCCACAACCAACCGGAGAAGCGACCATGCGTGACCATGCGCGCGGGCGATGCGCCTGCCTGTTCTGCCGCCACCGCCACGAAATTCCCGGCCTTGCCGAAACCGCCGGCGTGCTGGCCTTCGTCGCCATGATCGGCGCCGCCCTAACCCTCGTTTACAACGGAGTGATCCAGCTATGAGCAAGGCCATAATCGACGCCTGCACATTCGTCTGCACGCGATGCGGGCGAGAACATATCGGCCAGCACGCCCGCGCGATTCCACTGGGCTGGAAGTATTTCAAGGACGGTGCGCTCCGGTGCCCAGATTGCGTTGCCGCCGCACCATTTGGCCATTTGCCACCCACCAAGCCGAAGGGCGGGCTAGAGGCCGGTCAACCCATCGAACCGCCGATCAGCGTCCATGCCGCACGGGATGGCCTCAGATGGCTGGTCGCGCTCAACCCGCTGCGCGTCACCACCCAGCATCAGCCGCTCACCTTCCTGATCGAGCCCGATCAGGCCGATGCTCTCGCCGATGAGTTGCGCCGCTACGCCGCCCTCGCCCGCAACCCCGGAACGCTGGGAGATCGGCCATGAGCTGCAACTGCATCACGGAGATCGAAGCAAAGCTGCCTGACCACAAGCTTGAAATCGCCATCATGTATCGGGGCGGCACGCTGACCGCCGAAACCTGCACAAACCTCCAGCGCCGCGACAACGGCCGGAGAGAAAGCCGGAGCGGTAAGCCCAAAATATTCGCACACACATTCTGCCCCTTTTGTGGGGAGCGCTACATGCCCGACGCGGGAGAGAGCCAATGAGCCTCGTCTGCGCCCGCTGCGATCGCACCGCCCACGGCTCGCCCGATGCGCTGCCCGAGGGCTGGGAGAACCACGCATCCACCCTCACCAACGCCACCTTCCTCGTCTGCCCGGATTGCGCGAGAAAGAGTACGCCGGCAGCCCGCGCCACCGGCGATTCCGCCGCCGATCGGCTGCGCCTGCTCATCGAGCGTGTCGAGCGTCTCGAAGAAGAAAAGCGCGGCATTTCCGACGATATCAAGGATGTCTACGCCGAGGCCAAAGCCACCGGCTATGACGCCAAGGTGATGCGCGAGATCGTCAAGCGGCGGCGCATGGACGGGCACTCGCTCCGCGAATTCGAGAGCTTGCTGGAAACATACCAGGACGCCCTTGGCATGGGCGTCGACGGCGCCGGCCGGGAAGACCCCGAACAGCGTTTCGCCAACTGCGAGGCGGCGGAGCCCGAGCCGGATTATACCGAGGCCGCGCTGCTCGTCCGAGAGCATGGCAAGGCATCCACCAGCTGGCTCCAGCGCCAATTGGCCATCGGCTACAACAGCGCTGCCCGCCTGATCGAGCGCATGGAGCGCGAAGGCGTCGTCTCCGCGCCCGATCACACCGGCCGCCGCACCGTGCTCGCCCAGGAGACGGTGCAATGAGCGCGCCCTTCCACCCCATCATGTCGGTCGATAGCGCCGATCCGCTCACCATCCCGCTCCGCGCGATTGTCGAGGAACTGGCCCGCGAACTGCACCTGCGGCGGGATAGCTACCCGCGCCGCGTCGGCAACGGCAAGATGAGCACGGCGCAGGCCGAATGGCGCATCGACGTGCTGGCTGCCGTCCATGCCGATATCAATGCGGACACGCATCTTGCCTCGCCGGACATGCGCTATTGGCAGGAGCTGCGATCGAAAGCCGATGAGCGCCTGGCGCGCTTCACCTGGGCGGAGATCGTGGCGGAGCTACGGCGCGAAATCACGCTGCGCCGGCGCTATTATCCGCAGGCCATCGCGGATGGCGAGCGCCCGGCCATCGCTCTCCGCCACCAGCTTGAACGCTTCGAGGCTGCCCATTTTTTCTATTGGGTGCAGGCCCGCCGATGGTGGCCCGAGGAACTCGACCACAAGCGCTATCGCCCCGCCGATCTGACCGAGGCCGAACGGCAAACCTTCCGCGAATCCTATGCCCGCCATCGCGAGCGCTTCGTACCGATCGAGGATGCCCCACGCGGCGCCTACGCCGAAACCACCGGCCAGAGCGACGGATGGGCCGCGTGAAAGCCCCGCCCCGCCCCCTTCAACAACAAGCAAAGGAAGCTGAAATGGCAAATACCGTCATCGTCCACGGACCCATGGCCTGTGGGAAGACCAGCAATAAACATCTCATTGCCGCCGCTTTTGGCTGTGAATCGATCGTCGACGATTGGGAGCCCGAGCACGATCATCTGATCGACGGCGCTCTGCACCTTACGAACAGCTCGCTGAACGCCATCCAGGAGGTCGAGCGCATCCGGGCCGCGCAGGTCATCGCCTTCACTGATCTGGATCTGCCTGCGCTCAACGCTACCGTCGAGGAAGCGCTTCCCGAGGGCGATTATGCCATCGTCGAAGTCATGGGACACCGCACACTGGTGGGCCGTCTGTCCGAGGTCGAGCGGTTCGGCACCAAGTTCGCCCAGATCGAACCGATCTTCCAGGGCGAGCTGCTCGCTCCGGTTATGATCGGCGGACAGTCCATTTACCAGCTCACACCTTGCAGCGCGTTCACCGCGTTCAAGAGGGCGCCCACCAGCATCTACGGCCTTCCTCCTAGCGTCGCCGCTAACCTGCCAGCGACCGCACTTCCGGCGCCGAGCCCCTCGCCGGCAGATGGCGACGGCATACCGTTCTAGTCCCGCCCGACATCCCCTCATCCGCAAGAAGGTCACCAACTATGATCGTCATCCGCGTAGAACTATGGTCCGCCGTCACTGGCGAGAAATCCGAACTGGCCCGCATGCACATCTGCAACGAGGGCGGCACCGAGCGCGTCGGCAATTATTCGTGCCGCACGCTCCATGGCCGATCGGCCGCGCAGCTCGACAAGGGCCGGCCACAGCGCACCGGCAGCGTCACCGGACACCGCCGCCTCGATCTGCATGTCTGGCACCTGGTGGCCAAGGCGCTCGCCGCCATGGGCTATGGAGAGAAGTGATGGGGCGGACACTCCGAGACGGCTTCCGTGCGGATATCATGGTCCCGCGCCAGATTGGACCCCATGAGATCATAAATGTCGGCGTGCCGTGCCTGATCGGCGTCTCTCTCGACATCGACGAATTGCTCAAGCGGCTCGGCCAAAAAGCGCTCCGGTCGAAAGGCAAACGAGCAACGGCCTTCCACGGCGCCCTTATCCTCGAAGTTAAGGAGATCGGCCATGAGTGACCGCCCCTGCGACCATCTGCCCGCGTTCATGATCGAAAAGGACCAGAAAACAGGCTCGCTCGCTTTCCGCGCCGAATGCATCCTGTGCGGCATGCACGGCCGCGCCTGCGCCTCGATGGATGAGGCCGAGCAGGATTGGGACCTGCTCACCGCCGGCGAACCCCGGCGCTGCGAACGTAGCGGCGTTGTTCGGCGGGCGTTTATCGCGCGCGGCTTTGACGCATGGTCATGTGACACCGAACCGGCAGACGATGGAAGTAACCGCCATATCCGCGATGATGTTCGCAACCATCTCGATGGTGGCTGGGACTTACTCGCCGTGATGCACCCGCCCTGCACGATCCTCTGCAACTCCGGCGTGAAATGGCTCTATATCGGCGGGAAGAAGGTAAATGGGCCAGATCCCCAGCGCTGGGCCGAACTGGGCGAGGCCGCAGACTTCTATCGCACACTTCGCGACGCCCGCCAGATCCAGCGCCGCGCGATCGAAAACCCGGTCATGCATCGCTATGCGATCGAGATGACGCGGCGCGGCCGGACCCAGTTCGTCCAGCCATGGTGGTTCGGCGATCCATATTTCAAGGCGACAGGGTTGGAATTGATCGGCCTGCCCGATCTGCACCCAACCAACAGGCTCACGCCGCCTCGGCCGGGGACAGCCGAACATAAAGCATGGAGCCGCGTGCATCGCGAACCGCCCGGTCCGGATCGTGCACGCCGGCGCAGCGAAACCTTTCCCGGCCTCGCAGCCGCGATGGCCAAACAGTGGGGCGAGCAGCTTCTCACGGATATGGAAAGGTTGGCGGCATGAAGACGCTCACCATCTGGCAGCCGTGGGCGTCGCTCATCGTTGCAGGCGCGAAGCCCTACGAATTTCGCGGGTGGCGCGTTCCTCGCTCGCTGATTGGCCAGCGCATCGTGATCCACGCAGCCGCGCGGAGGATCGACCGGGATGAAGTCAATGATCTTCTGGTGGTCTTGGCCTTACGGGACAGATCGGACGATATTGCGCGGGCCGCCGCAGAGACTTGCCTCATTCCGGAACGCGCGATCCCGGTGCTCAATCGCGCGCTTGAGGGTGAACTCCCGATGGCCGCCGGCATCGGCACCGCCGTAGTGGGCGAGCCGGTGATCGGCACAGCCGTCGCCGAGCAATTCGGCGTGCCGCGTGCCAACGACAGCGACCGGGATGACCATGCCAACTGGGGCTGGCCGATGCTCGACATCGAGCGATGGCCGGAACCGATCCCCATGCGCGGAAAGCAAGGCTTGTGGAACTGGCCCACGCCGGAAGGGGTCGGGCTATGAGCGGCGAACTCTCCACCGGCGTTTCGCAATCGCGCCGCCGTCGCGCTGGCAAGAAGGTCAAACGCCATCCCTGGGATTGGTATGTCGAGCAGGAATGGGTGACCGAACGGCTGCTCGATTCCGCGCCGATAGACCACGATGTCACGGTGCTCGATCCCTGCTGCGGCCAAGGCAACATCGTCCGCGCGTTACGCGGCCGGGGCATCGCCGCATTCGGCATGGATATGTTCGATCGCGGCGCGCCGCACTTCCTCGGCGCGCATGATTTCCTTGGCAATCAGCGATGCTTGCTCGAAGGCGGCGGGGATTTGTCGATCATCTGCAATCCACCCTTCTCTTACCAGAATGGGCAAATGGCCTTTGGTCTTGCAGAACGCTTCGCCCGCCGGGCACTGGAGATTGCAACCCATCAGGTCGCCACGCTTCTCCCGCTCAAATGGCTCGCCAGCCAAGGCCGCTATCGCCTGTTCAGCGAGCTGACGCCGGCGGGCGTGTGGATCCTGTGCGAGCGCCCCTCGATGCCGCCCGGCGACCAGATCGAGGCGCTCGGCGACAAGGCATATGCGCGCGGCAAGATCGATTACATGTGGGTGCTGTGGGACAAGCGCCGGCGACCCCACGTTGACGATCGCGGCCAGCCCTTCGCTCCGATCTACTGGATCCCGCCGCGCGACATTGAGACATGAGCGAGCCGGTCAAACTTCTGACTGAAAGCGAAGCGGCGCGAACGCTCCGCTGTAGCCCCCGCTTCCTGCGCAAGTTGCGCGCTGACGGTGAGCTGCCGTATGTTCGGATCGGTCGAAAGCCGCTCTATGATCTGGCGGACCTTCGCCGCCTTATCGAAAGCCGCCGTCAATGCCACTCTATCGCCGCGCAAAGTCACCCTACTGGTGGTATTCAATCACCATCGGGACTCGTCGATTTCGAGGAAGCACGGGCGCGACGGAAGAACGCGCGGCCCGCATCGCCGAAGCCGAGATATATCTCCGACTAAGCAAGTCCGGCCCACCGCGCGAAGGCTGGCGCGTCCGCGATTGCTTCGGGGCCTATTGGAACGACCACGCGAAACACACTGAAAGCGGCGACCAGATATTTCGCCAGCTAGAACGTATGACCGAAGTGTTCGGGGCCGACACTTTGGTGATGGACATCACCAACGCGATGATACTGGATTTTCGGGCTCGGAGGCGCGGCGGGAATATCCCGCTCGATGACAGGCCCGGCCGGCCTGTGGCCGCGCAGACAGTCAATCGCGATCTCGCCTATCTCCAGGCCGCGCTCAACCACATGCGCGACGTGCACGGTCAGCCCTTTCCCGCCCTCGCCTTCAAGCGCCTGCGCGTCCCGGAGCCGGAGCACCGCGTGCGCTTCGCCGCCGCCGAAGAGTTTGAGCGCCTGATGACCGCCGCCCATGCATCGCTGCGGCCGATCATCCTCACTGCCGTCACCACGGGCCTGCGGCGCGGCAACATCCTTGCGATGAAATGGCATCAGGTCGACCTTGCCGGCGGCACCATCACCATACCGCGCAGTAAAGGGCGCAAGCCTATCATCGCACGCTTTGGCGCCCCGCTGCGAGCCGCGCTGGCTCGCACGCCCGCCGATGGGCGCACCGGGCCTGTCTTTGACACCACCAATTTTCGCCGGCGCTGGGCCGCCGCCCTAAAGGATGCGAAAATGGTGGACTTTCGCTTCCACGATCTGCGCCATACCTTTGGTAGCTGGGCGCGCCAGAACGGTGCCGATCTGGCCGATATCTGCGAGGCCCTCGCTCATAGCAGTGTCAGCGTCACGATGCGCTACGCGCACGTGAAACCTATCGGCCAGACAACCGCTTTCGACCGCGTTTCAGCGCTGCTCACGCCAAAGAAAAAGCGGAAACGCGCATAG